GTACTGAGTGACGCCCTTCGGGAAGTTCTTGCCAGTCTCTACCGTGGCCAGCTTGTGAGCCGCGAGCTGTGTCGGGGTAAGGTCGGCGATCTTCGCTGAAGCTACGGCGTCCGCGTCAACAGCGGCGAGCCACGAGGGCGAGGCCGAGCCTTGGGTCGACCGACCGAGCAGATCGTCGAGGTTGTGGCCCGTCTCGTGCCGCAAGGTTTCCGTGTCAACGTCAGACCACGACTTGCGGTTCCAGAGCGTGATCTGCCCGTCCCCCGCCGTGGCCGCCGAGACGTGGCCGGGGTTGTTGAACGTCTTACGCCAGTGCGGATCGGCCGGGTTCTCCTCACGGATGTAGGCGTACGACTTGTTAGCCCGCGCCGCAGCGGGGATGGCGTCGTGCGCGGCCCGCATCTCGGCCAACGCCCTCGCCACGGCTGGATCACCAAACTCGCCCGGCCCGTGCTCGACGAGGTAAGCGACGCCGTTCGGGTCGCGCCACGCCGTGCCGGTCCTGACCGTGTAGCGGCCGCTCGCCGCCAGGTTGGGATTCAGCTCGAGCATTTGGACGCGAACGCCGTTGGCCGGAGTCGTCTTGGGGATGAGGTCGGCCCAGCCGGCTGAGCCCGTCCCGGTTATTACGGTGCCCGGCGACGGCGCGCCAAGCTTCGGCACCGGGATTGAAGGCGTCAGAGTCGGCCTGATGGTCGGCGGCTTCCACTCCGGCAGGCCCGGAATCCGCCTGGCGTTACCGACCTCCCACGAGCGGAGGTGGGCCAGCATGTCGGCCTTCTTCGTCTGGCCGGCGATCGAGACGCCCGCATCCTTCGCCGCCTTCTTGATCTGGGCGACAGTCATCTTCAGCGCCGGGTCCACTGCCGGGCCCGCGGCAGGCAGCTGGATCGTCGGCCGCCGCAACTGCGCCGGCAACTCCCGCAGATACCCGTTGTCCGCCAGCATCCGCACCGCGTCATCACGCGTCGCGGCCTCAGCGAAAATGTGATCCGGGGTCAGGCGTGGGCCGGGCTTCTCACCCCTCGGCCGGCGGACCAGCTTCCCCGTCTCTGGGTCCACCTTGTACCCGCCGAATGTGCCGCGTCGGGTAGTGCCCTCGCGGGTGAACTTCCGCCCGCCAGCGGTGTAGACGCCGCGGTGAGCGTTCGTCACCGCGAACAGGTCCGCACCCTCGCCAACGGCCCGCTGGTCGCCCAGCGTCCACCCGGCCTTCGTCCGCTGAGTCTGAGTCATGCGGTCGTAGATGGCCTGCGGGTTCTGAACGAAGTTCGCGGCCTTGGCGATGTTCGCCGGCAGCTGCGTGCAGTCGCACCGCGGATGGCGTTGGAACGCGGCGTTGTACGCGTACCAGCGGCCAGCCAGGAGCAGGCACCGGGAACAGGTGGCGCCCACCACGATGCGGACGTAACCGCCGTACTCCTTATGCGCGACCAGCGCCGTCTGATCAGCCAGGCGGCCGGCGTCCGCGACCTGAGTCCGGACGATCGTGTCCAGGTGCCCGCCAGCCGCCGCGACGGCCTGGCCCGGCTGGAGAAGCCCGGCGCCGATGATCTGCAAGGCAGTGAAGCCCGGCGACATCAACAGCTCGAGCAGGCTCCGGCCGTCCGATGCTGTACCAGCGAATCCGCCCGGATCAACCGAGGCGGCAGCCTCGGACGGCAGGTCGTCCAGTGAGGCAACGTCGTCCAGGTACCGGTCCGCCGGCCGGGCGGCACCCAGCTGCGCGCCGGTGACCACCGCGGCGAGCTCCGGAACCTGCGCCGTCCAGGACTCGACGATGTGGTTCGGGTCGACCTCGGCCCACATCTGGCCCGCCACCTCAGCAGCGGCGTCGACGAGTTTCGCTCGGTCCGAGTAGTGGGCGAGCGCGACGTCAGGCGGCCGCACCGGCGGGACCCGGCATCTTCGGCATCTTCGCGGCCGGCACGTTCGCCCCAGACATCGCGTTGGCGATCTGGACAGCCGGAGCGTTGGCCCGCTCCGTCTCCCGCATCGCCTCGATACGGTCGATCTCCGTCGGCGACAGACCTAGATACTCGCAGACCCATGGGAACGGGAAGCTCATCGAGTGCAGCTTCAGCGCCGCGTCAACGGACTGGGCCTCGGACCGGTTCTCGGCGTTCTTCCACTTCACCACACCACGCCGACACTGCTTGGCCAGCGCCTTGTCGTCCTTCACCAACGCGAACAGACGGAACACCTCACGCGTCGAAGGCGTGAAGAACAGCTGCTCCTCCTGGACCTTCATGACCAGGCCCGTCTCCGCCGCCTTCATGCCCTCGGCGTTGACGTTGACCATGCCCTTACCGAGCACCAGATAGTGCGGGGGCGTGCGGGTCTGCGCCGCGATGTGCGTAACACCGACCTCAATGGTCGAGGTGAACACGTCGAGCTTCGCCGCGTCCCACTGGGCGATCTTCGTGTTCTGGCCGGTCAGCCATAGCACGCGGTCCTCGGCGATCTTCTTCATGTCGACGACCTTCTCGCCGACCTTGTTGCCCGTCTCGTCGAGGATCGGGATCTTCGGCGGCTCCTGGCCCATCACCACGCGCGCGGGCATGCTCGCGAAGTCGGCTGCGGTGAACAGATACGCCCACAGCAGGTTGATGGCGTCCTGCATCGCCATGGTCCCGGCGATGTCGGAGACCGGAATCCCGCCGAGGGTGGGGCGGTTCGGGAACTCGACCATCGGAACAATGCCGAGCGGGTTGCGCATCGGGTTCGGGTCGGCGTCGTCGCGGAGCTTCCATGTCCCGCCGTCCGTAAGCGGAACGACGAGGCCGGAAGTGCGAGCGAAGTACTCCACCGCCCGAGGGTTGCCCGAGATGTCAGTGTTGCCATACGAACGGATCGCGAGCTTGTCACGCTCGAACTTCCACACCTCGTCCTCGGTATAGAGGGTCGCGTACTCGTCGTCCTCGTCGCACCACGTCTTCAGCGCCGCGACGCGCCGGTTGAGCCGCTCCGGGTCATACCAGACGATCGCCTGATCGCCGCGCTCCCACGTCGCGACCGGCTCCTCATCCTCGGTGCCCCAGACCAGCACGAATGACCGACCGCCCACTATCGAGCCGAGAAAGCCCTGGCTGCTCTGCGACTCCATGTCGTTGAGCAGCCACGCATCCCACAGCTCCTGCTCGGCGTCGCTCACGGCCGGGTCATCATCGAGCTGGAACCCGTCAACGCGCAGTCGCTCCTGCGGCGAGTTCGCCACCGGCGCGCACCAGTTGTCCGCGAACCGCTCATACCGGGCCGCGTGATACTCCCGCCACGCGTCTGAGGCGAACCGCAACGGCTGCTTGCCGTGGTAGTACTCGTCCGCCCTCGTGATGGCCGGTCGGCGGTTCTGAAGCTCGTTGTACAACTTCTGGGTCTGCTTGAGGGCCTCTGCGAGGGTGAGCGGCACGTGCCCCCCTCAACCTGAATAGGCGTAGCTCGGCGAGGGCCAGAGCCCGTCATGGGTGCAGTCGTAGGCGGCCTCGTGGGCGAGCGTCGACGACACCGCCGAGTCAATCTTGTTGCGGGAGACCTGCTTGTCCTTGCGGATCAGAACCCCCTGCGGCCGCGGGTCCATGTGCGCGTTCGAGACGTGCTTGGAGGTGATCGGGCACCCATCGTGCGTCAACGCACCGGCGAGGACGTCGGTGCGGAACCGCTCCAACGCCTCGGCCATCTGCCGGGTCCGGTACGTGGCCCACTTCTTCACGACGTCAACCCCGTACTGAGACGCCCACTCGTCGATCTCGGACTGCCAGTACGGCGGGTCGCAGTACATCCGCACCACCGTGTGCCGACGGAACAGCTCCGCGACCGCGGCGTTGACCTCACCCCGCGGCGTATAGCCGTCGTGTTGTGTCGGGTCCCAGATCATCGGCTTGCCGTGGAACTCTGGCGTGAACTGGTAGCCGTCCTGCGTCTCAACCCGCAGCGCGGTCCAGTCGTCCGAGTCCGCACCGTCAAAGCCGATGACCACCGGCACCCAGGCGGGCACCGGGCGAACGGGCCGCGTCGGCGGCCCGTTGCGATCCCACTCCGACCGTTTGATCCACGCGTCGTCGCCGGCCACGACCTGATTCAGGTAGAACCGCCGGGCCACGCCCTCGCGCGTGCGCGGGTCCAAGATCTCGGCGACATGCCGGTCCAAGTCCAACCACACCGAGTCGCCGCGGGCCGCGATCAACCCCTGCCGAATCTGATCCGGATCGGTGATGTCGATGCCCTCGGGCGCCTCGATCGAGTCATACAGGAAGTCCTGCCCGCCGCGGCCGGTCAGCGACGCCTGATACGCGTCCAGGTCCAGCTCGGCATCCGAGCCTTCGCCCGGATTGTGCGCGTTCGAGATCGCCAGATCCCGGGCGTCACCGCCGCGAGCCTTCGTGTTGTTGCGGCTGATGACCTCGCTCATCGCGAGCCCGTCGTTGGTTTCGAGCCAGTGGTGGGTTTCGTTCTTCAGCGAGAATGTGGTGCGCTTGCCCTCCAGCGCCCGAGGCGACGACGTAACGGCCTCGAGCATCCCGTTGTGCGTGTAGATGATCTCTTTGCCGAGCCCGATCCGGTAATCCTCGAGCGCAACCTCTGAGAACA